AGAAGAACCTTTAAAGTTTTTCTTCTGCTTCATACCTTGTTCAGTACCAAGTTTTTCAATCGTCTTCTTAAACTCCCTCTTTCCTTTTTTACCAGGAGTAACTACCAGTGATCTTTCACCAACTTTCTTTTCATCCTTAGTACCAGGATTCTCAGTATATCTTCCAGAAACACTAGTGCCTCCAGGAAGACCAGCACCACGAACTCTTCTCTTGAGTTCTCCATGACGAGTCTTATTCTCATCATCGGATTTGTCACCCCTACTACGGGAAAGGATAGCCATTCCTCCCTTATCCGATTTACTTTTGATACGGCTAAGACTACTCTCATCTATCTGAGAACATTCTACCACAAATTCCTGAAAAGTTTTCATACTACTAAAGAAATAAACTCTCCTAATACCTTTTTATTTAGTTTTTTTGTCTTAAGAGATTTGATGAAAGCATTCTTAATTTGACTTTTGGTAGCATCTTCTTTTACTTCAAAGGAATCATCATTTGCAAGAGAATTAGCAGACATACCAAAATACGCATGGTATCCAGAATTCTTAATCACAAAACTCTTATTCTTCTTCCAATCGTTTTGAAGTCTTATATAAGACATATATTCATCGGTATGATGTGAATAATACAACTTAAGAAAACTATTAGCATCACGATTAGCAAGAACTCTAATACCAATAAAATTCACAGATGGATAAGTATCACGAAGATTCCTTAAACACGCATCAGTAAAATCACTCCACCGATATCCAAACTTATAAGTCTTTCCAGTCTTACGATTCCTAATAATGGTTTTCTCCGAGTTAACATTACGACATCCTACACGAAATCCACCATCATTAGTCGGAATATCAACATAGTAAGGAAGTTGATTTGCTTCTCCATCAGTAAGAATAACACACTGAACCTTTTGAAGGTTATTATCTTTTTGGAATTTTGGAAGAATCTTATATAATGCTATCAATGATTCATTCAAAGGTGTTCCAGAAAGTGATGCGCGATAAGGAAGAGAATAATCTGGACACCTAGTATAATAATAAGCAAACCTCCAAATATTTTTCATATGATGATTAAGAGTTTTATTATTCACCTTAGAAGTAAAAATATTCAACAAAGAAAACTCAGAATCTATCTGGAATTTTCCTGCTTCTCTCTTAGCGTGTTGTGGTGGAACTTCACCACAATTCCTATAACTGTTCCAAGTATTTGAAAAAGCATACACTTCAAAAGGAATAGATACCTTTCTACAAAACCAAACTAAGTTATACAATTGCTTTATTGTATCTTGAAGAACATGCGCCATAGAACCAGACCAATCTAAAATAAAAATTAGACCGTGATTCTTACCATCAGGAAGAACACTTACCTTCTTAAAAAGATCTTCATTGAATTTATAAGTATGAAGTTTTTCTGTAGAAAGAACTCCTGTCTTAGCAATGGTAGAACGTGCATAACTATCTGCAGATTTCTTACATTCAAACTCTTTAACAAGATAATTAACTTCTTTTTGTGCGTTCTTCTTAAAATTATTAAAACTTAAATCCGCAAGTCCAAAAATATCCATCTTCTTTTCTAGAAACCTCTCTCTAGAAACATTACAATCTTCTTGCTGTTCACTAAAATTCGTATCACATAAAGTATGAAACTCCTCATTAGAAGCAATAATAGTATCAAGATTAACGTCAGGAAATTCTACATAAACATTTTCAAGACCATGGTCACTCGCAAGATCTTCAAGATTCTCACTTAATGCGTCTGCGGTTTTTATATCAAGATTACCATCAGTGCCCCCAGAATCAGAATCATCAGAATCTTCCACGTCAGTATCGTCACTATCCCCAGAATCGGAAGTATCGTCATCGATATTAGACCTAGTGTTGTCCATCCCAGAATTTTTATCGTCGTCGAAAGAATCCTGTTGTGTCTTTTCTTTTTGGGATTTCTGTTTGCAGAAATTATATAACGCTTCTGCTGCGGATAGGGTGTCTGTAAACGTTTCACAATCTTTAATTAAGTTAAGAATTTTTTGCTCTTCATCAATGAAATCAAGAGAAATAAGAGTCCCTAATTTAAAATATAAATTGACTTTATCGGCAAGATTATAAGTAGATAAATCTTTACCATCAAGTTCAAAGAAATCTTCATTATCTAATTCTTGATATCCACTGTAAAAAGTTTTAGCAAGTCCCATATATTTACGCTTCATCAACTTCTCAATCCGCGCATCCTCTACAACGTTCACAAACTGAGGTGGAACGTTACATTCAAGAGACCAATCTACATCAGGAGAATACAATGCGTGTCCTACCTCATGTCCTACCAAAAGGTCATATACGGTGCCGCTTGCCTTCTCCCAGAGTGGTAAGGTCAATACACGAGAATGAACATCAAACTGCGCTGTGCGAACCCTACGGTGCTCTACAACAAGGTCTTCTGTAGCAAGCAGTTTTGCTAGTTGTGCTTTAATTTCTAGTTGGACAGCCATCTGTTCTTTTCTGTATAGACCTATAATACAACAAAACCCCGCTTGTTAGGCGAGGTCATGTACCGCTTCTTGAACTGACCCAAGCGTTTCTTTGCTTGGCGCAGTGCTTGGGGTTTAAGTTTTCTCTTCTGCTCCTTTTTGGAGTGATGAAAGCGATTGGGAACTAACATTGTCTGCTATCTTATTAAGGTAACGATCACTTCTAGGATCTGATGCTAAAGTCATTCCAGTATCATGAAACAATTCACCATAGTCAACTGGTCGTCTAATCTGATGTGAATCATCCATTATTGAAATACTGCAAACTTTCTTAGATTATATAGGAAAAACCTTTAACCTTATCAAACCTTATGACACTTTCAAATTTGTCCTCCATACCAGTCTTATGAGAGATCACAAATATATTAGCATCTTTGATTACAAAACGAATGATCTTAAGAAATTCTTCCGTTCCAAAACCATCAAGTGAACTATCAAATACCTCATCCATGATTAGTAGATTTGTATTAACGGAGTTCTTAAACCTTGCTACCTCTCTCCAGGTAAACAAAAGTGATAGGTCTATTCTCATCTTCTCTCCCTCGCTGAAAGAAGCATAAGAAAAATCTTCGTGTATTGAGGACTGGACGGTTTCGTTAAACTCCTCATCAAGTGTGAAGTTTATATAGAAGTCCATCATCTGAAGATAACGGTTAACTTGCTGATTTATCAGCGGTAGATACTTCTTAATGATTTTGGATTTAACTCCACCGTCTTTAAGTAAACTATACGAAAAATCGTAATAGTTAATAGTGTCCTTCTTTGTTACTAATTCGTCGTATGTAGTTTTTAAGTTGTCTTTGAAATTTGCTAACTTGTCATGCTCAGTATTTCTGTTTGCAAGTTGTTCGGTAAGTCTCTGAACCTCCGATTCCAGATCTCTGATTTGTCGTTGACACCCAGTGATCTCAGTATTGTTTTTAGAAATGCCATGCGTTAGATTAGTAATCTCCTTAGATAAAGTTGTAAAATGACGCTCTCGTTCTTCTTCCTCTTTAATTGCCACCTCTAGTTCTTTATAACCAGACTGCAACTCCTTTGCTTTATTTTGAGCGTCGTCAATCTTATTTATTCTAAACTCTTCCTCAATTGGTTGAGTACATGTCGGACATGTTACATTCTGTGTAAAAAATTTATGTTCCTTAGTAATAGTTGATACTTTGTTAGAAATCTTACCTTTTAAGTTCCCAAGTTTACGAAGTTTATCTGTAGCACCTCTAACATCGCTCACATGCTCTTGAAGAGTTTCCATCTTATAGTTCAAACTCTCATTATTCAAAATATACTCATTTTCCTCATCCAAAAGATTATTAATCTTTTTCATATTTGAATCTATATTTGCATTGCCACGACTTTCAAGTTCTTCAATAAAATGCTCTTGCATTACAACCTTATCGTTAAAAGATTCTTTTTTAAGTTCTAAAGTTTTAATATCTTCTTTAACCAAACGAATCTTATCCTTAATCAGATTATTCATTGTAGAAAAGATTTTAATATCCAATAAGTCTTCAATAACTTCTCTTCTATTAGCAGCAGTAAGTTGCATAAAAGGAACAAAAGTGCTACTACCAAGAATTACAATCTGTGTAAAAGATTTGTAGTTCATCTTGATAACATTTTGCTCTAACCATTTCTGCTGATCTACCGCAGATGCTGATTGATCAAGCAATGTATCATTTCTATAAATCTCAAAAATATTTGGTTTTATTCCACGAACAATTTTCCATTCAATAGAACCAACAGAAAACTCTACTTCTACCTTACAATCTTTCTCATTAGTAGTATTAACTAATTGAGGTTTCGTTATTTTCCTAAAAGATTTTCCAAACAAGCTAAAAGTAAGTGCATCCAATACTGTGCTTTTACCCGCCCCATTAGTTCCTACAATTAGTGTAGTTGAAGTTTTTTCAAAATCAATTTCTGTAAAATGGTTGCCGGTTGATAAGAAATTTCGCCATTTAATTTTATGAAACAAAATCATGATGTTCTGGTGGTATTACAATATCATTTTTGGTTATCACTGAATATTGATATCCGTGATTCTCACATGTTTTCAGCATCAATTCTCCATCAATTTCTATAACATGCATCTCAGGGTAATCGTTATCTTCTAACATCATAGCATATCTTACCGCATCATCTTCTTCTTCAAAAATATAAAGTATATGCTCCCCATCATCATTCTTTACCGAATATGCTCCATCACTTTCTTTACCATCGACAGTTAATATAAACATACTAGGTCATTTCGCACGCTTCTTGATAAACCTCTTGCATCATTTTCTGAACAACTGACTTATCAAGTTCTATCTCAGCCTCCTCAATATATCTATTAAGAATAGAAATAGTATCTTCAGATTCAAATGCCTCAAATTCCTCATTTTTAATTTGGAAATTTTCAACAACCTTTAATTCTGCAATATTAGAAGAATAAAGTTTATCAATAAATTTCTCAAAATCCTTCATACTAGATTTTTTACGAACAATGACCTTTACAATCTTATCCTCAAAATCTCTACTATCAAAAGTTTGATATGGAGTATCATCATAATCAATGGATTTAAACATTGTATAAGGATTATCAATTGGAGTATGCTCTAATGTCTCCGTATCAAAAATATGGAAACCACGAGTATCATTATAATCATTCCAGAACATCTCATAAGGATTTCCTAGATAATAGACTTTACCATTGTCTGATCTAGTATGATAATGCCCTGAATAAACTTTGTCAAATTTATCAAAAACATTTACATCAGTACCAATCTCCATAACATAACCTCTATGGATTCTGAATCCTTTAAGTTCAAGGTGTCCCATACATACAGGAGACTTTGACTTTTCAATCATTGATAGAGTCTTTTTCTCATTATCACTATTGATCCATGGAATCATAATGACATTAAGATCTCCTAATTTAATTTCAGTTGCTTCAGAATAAATGGTTACATTATCATATTCACGGAGTAATAAATCTACAGCATTTACTTTATTACTGTTTTTATAATAAGCTGTGTGGTTCCCTACAATTGTATGAACAGTACATCCCATATCTTTGAGACGATCATAGTAATTATTCTTTGCCCATGAAAGAACAGAGAAATCAATACCCTTGCGACTATCGAAGGTATCACCCATATCAACAATCGTAGTAATGCCTTCCTTCTCTAATGTAGGAAAGAAAATATCATTATAGAACCTTAGAAAGTAGTCATGAAAGAGTTTTGAATTCTTTCTACATCCAAAGTGCTGATCCGTAATAATTGCAATTTTCACTGGTTACGAAGCTTAGCGTGCACAGAATCTTTAATCTGGTTGTAGTCACTAAAGTTGTTAGTGCCGTCAAGCGTATTGTTATCATCAAACACTTCTGAATATCCAGTTCTCTCAAGAATTTTATTTTTGATCTCAAGTTGCTTCTTTTCTTTCTGAATGCGTCTCAAGAAAGCATAGTGAATAATTTGAGTAAAATAAGCAAAGGGGTTTTGGGATTTCTCTGGATCAAAGTTGTGTATGTACTGAACACAATTCTCAATGCCATCAGAGATCATATCCTCTTTAAACATGTAATTAACAAAATTAGGTTTAAAAGATAAATGAGTTGCTATCTTTAAAAAACACGATCCAAGGTAATTAGAGATTCTAGGTTTAGGTTCATCTCTTGCTTTAGCTAATGCTACTTTATCTCTATGAACAATAATAGCTGCTAAAAACTCTTTATTATTAACATAATGTTCAGATCTTTTTCTTTTAGTCATACCAGGTACAATTGCCATAAGTATATCTAACCAATTATATAGATATTATAACATTTCTAAAAGAACTTGACAAGTTTCAAAAAACAAGTAGAATGACTCTGTGGAGATTGAAGAAAAGGGTTTAGCTTTAGCTCTTCTTAAAGATCTTCTCTAAGATATCTTTGGCATCTGATACAGAAGAAATATATCCCATTTGTCTATTAAGTTTAGATTTATTATTTGATGTAGAGGAAGTATAGGTAGATGTATCTTGATTCCTTACATAGGATTGGTACATAGTGATCATTGTAATGTCTGATGATTCACTCATTGTTAATACATCATCCATATTTAAAACAAAGAGATCTTCATTACTAGTCTTTAACCAAGGTTCTACTTTATATCCTGCAACATTACCATCTCTTTTTTTAACCTCAAAAACCATAATTGGATTAGTAACTAATAAAACAGTTCTATTTTCCTCCTCACTTGCGGCTACTTTGGCAAATATCTCTTCACCATTTTTAAATTTAATTGTGCAATAAAAATCTTCCTCTATGCCCATCTTTCTTAATTTGTATAGTGATTATATCATAATTAAAATTCTCTGAATTATAAATTTTAATTCTTTCAATAAAGTGGTTTAATGTATAGTTTTTTCTAGAGTTATGAGTACAATCATCGGCAATATCAAAAAGCATAGCTTTTATCTTATTCTTTCCTTTTCTCAGTACTCTCCCTATTGACTGAAGGTTTCTTATTCTTGACTTACTCGGTGATGCAAATATCACATTATGTAAATTTTTAATGTTGATGCCTGTAGAGAATGTCCCATAGGAAGCGACAATTACTGCATTATTCTCTGTTTCAGTAATTTCTCTTACCTTTTCTCTTTCTTCAGCATCTACACCGCCATGAATAAAGAATGCCTTTCGGTCAGCTCGCTTACTACTATTTATCTTTTCAAAAAGTATTGCACCATGTGTTTCTACTCTACTGAATAGCACAAGTGTATTTCCTTTCAGGTCAAGAGTCAATTTAGAAATAAAATTATTCCTTTGTTCATGAGAGATTAAGTATTGAATCTCATCTTCATACACATCAAACTTTTGTGGAGGATGCTTAAGTATTAAACATGTAATATCTAATTTAGAAAGATAACCTTTTTCTTGTAGTTCTTTAGTTCTTACAATTTTATATGATGGTCCAAACAATCCTTCCAGTACCCATTTATGAGTTTGTGTACCATCTAATGTACCAGTGAATCCAAACCTATGTTTAGCTGTATGTAACTTGGTCATAATCTGGATGAGAGATTTGGATTTGAATTGATGGGCCTCATCACCAATTACAACACCAAACTTCTCAAACCACTTCCTTTCTAACTTATAGATAGATTGCCAAGTTGTTATGACAACCGGTTGATCAGTTTCCTTTTCTCTTCCTGAATAAATGCGGTGGCAATATGAATCAGCGTCCCAACCATATTCTTGAAAATCCTTATACATCTGCTCTACAAGCGATGTCGTTGGAACAACTAAAAGAATTCTTTCCCCTTTGCTTACATAATATCTTACAAGAGCGTAAATCATCAGAGATTTACCGGATGCAGTTGGAGATATCAAT